GCGCAACTCCACTTCCATGCGTTCCTCTTGCTCCTCAAGTGCCTTTATTTGGTTTTTAATGCCTTTAAGGTGTGCAATACCATTCTCGATACTTTGGTTAGCAAGAATCACGTTCTCAATACTTTGTGGGTACATGAGTTTAGTTTGCTCTACAGTTTCTGCGGGCGGTAATGTTCCCGCTTTAACAAATCCCCAATACTGCGCCATTTTCTTGATCAAGTCCTCTTTTTCTTGTTCGGTAATCGTGAAGTCAAAAGTCAGGAATTCTTGACCACCGAATAAGACTGCAAGGACTACCCGATCAACACGATGGCAAGCAGCTTCATGAACCAGTTGGGCATAATCAGCATCAGGAATCCGATTTGTATCAGGATCGAACTTATTACGAACCATCGCATTGTAGTTCTTGGCTTCGACAAGGAAGTCTTGTCCATGCTGTCTACCAATGAAATCAAAGTGACTTGCAAACCAATCATGCTGAGGATGAGATATAGAATAGTCGGCATCTTTTAACTCCACCTGTAATTTATTCTGCGCTAAACGCCCGATGAGCGGTTGCATGACGTGTCCCATTTGGACGGCTTCAACCCCTGACAAGTCTGGGATTTCTTTTTTGCCTTGCTTTTCTAGGATGACATCAACTGCTCGACCGTTAGCAACCTTTCTACTGTCACCAGACCACCATTTGCTATTGCGGATTTCTGGTGAAAAATCATTTCGATCATTTGCCATTATTTTATTGCTCCTTGTAAGTTGACACCAAAAGGAATCGAGGATAAATCATCAAGTTCATCATCGGTGAATTGTGGTTTGCGTTGCACAAATAACACGCCATCTTTTCCACATGGCCCGTATGTGCGCTGGGTTTCTGCAAAGAAAAATTCTTCAGTTCCCGTGACGAGGTTGAAGTTCACTTCTTGCATACACTTCATATCACGATCACGAAAATGATCGCAGTCTTTACAAAATTTCATAAATTCCTCTCATGAGTTAGGTTATCGAATGTACTACAGTTATGATAGTATACGATTATAAATATTCATGCAACTACTTTTTTAAAAAAAACAACAATCTTTTTTCTACAACGTGTCTATTTTTTCCTATATAATATATATAACATATAAAATATACATAGATTTTAAATATATCTATAACTGAATATATTTATAACTAGTTATAGCTATAACTAAATATATCGTAGAATATACGTCGTAGAATCTACGCCAATATTCTATTTCTATCCATATAGAGTTATAGATATATCCATATAGCGTATAACATATCCATATACCATATAACTATATAAGGAAAGTGGTATTGTTGGAAAATAAACGCGTTGCCTTGAGAAATGAACGCGTTGCCTTGAACGATCAATTCATTTTTTGGTGTATTTTTTTAGTTTTTAAAATCGTTGATTAGAGGTGATTTTTTTAAAATTGATATGATGGTATCAACCACAATGAAAAAACCCGCCTAAGCGGGTTTAAATCGGTTTTAAATAGGTTTTTATAGGAAAGCCAATAGAACAAATAGGAATATAAAGAGAATAATTCCTGATATACGATCTGGCCAAGTTTCCTGCGGTCCGTAATGCAGCACTTTCAACCATTCTTTAGAAGCCACATCATCCATAATTTTAACTTTGCGCTTCATATCATGATTTCCAGTTTACCGTTCACTTGTTTTAAAAACCTCAAGGCCTGTGACATTTTTTTAAATGTTTTAAACGCCGTTGATTGATCACCAGACATATACGTTGTGTAATAAACTCTAAACATATTAGACCTCCAGTTCAATTTGCGCGGTTTCATACTCGAATATTGCATCGTTTTTCTTGCAGCACTCATCAAATACATTTTGATAATAGGCCTGATCGAATTTACGATGTAATAAATCGTTGTCTATAAACTCTCTTTTTTCAATTTCCCAGTTATTGTTTACGATATACATTCCATTGTCGTAATTGTCACAATCTAAAAATCGAACATTATCAACCCCTAATGACAATGAACCACCGAAAAAATTACCAATGATCTGGCATAGTCTGGCCGCGCCGTACGATCCGCTGCGCAATTGATAACGTTTAGCGCAATCTAAAAAGGCCTGTACGCTCTCAATCCCGCCGTTCCAATGCAAGTAAATACCTTGCGTTGTACCACCAAATTTAATAACAGCTCTATTTCCCATGATTAATATTCCTTCAAAGTTAGGTTATGATTACTAAGTAGTAATCGCATAAGCGCCAAGTATTCAGCGCTTATACGTTTACAGTACTTATACGTTCACTTTCAAATAGTCTTCCAATATTCCTTCAATCGCGTAATAGAGATCTGATCCACGTTCCGTATTTTTAGTACCGTTTTGGCCGTCTGGTTCTATAAATCCATCTTTAAAACTATCTAAACACAATTGATCCAAAACCTGAAAATATATTTGTTCTGTTAATTCTGCTATGTTTTCAATAACCAATTTACGGTTAAACTCACAATCTGCTAAACCGTATTGTTCCATTTCCTGTAATAAGCTCATGATGTAAATTTCCTTATTAGTTAGTGATACAAATTCATTAACAATAATTCCTCGCTACCGTACACTTTAGGCGCTCCACAACACGCGCACGCGTATTTTCTAGCGTCTGGTTCGACGCCGTCATTCTCAGCGCCGCACGCTAAACAAAACCCTGTATAACTCTCGGCTGCTTTTGTCAATTGTTCAAAGCTAGGTTTATATTGAATATTGCCGTTTTTTGCTTGATAGGTTTTCATAATGATATCTCCAGATTAGTTAGGTAATAAACACTTAGGGAAAGCGGCCGCACGATCGCGCAGCTGCTGTAATGTTTCATTCATGGCCAAATAATCATGATCAAAAAATTCAACGTGTACATCTACATAATTATTGCGATCGTAATTTAGCATGATCGATTCACGCTCCAAATTAGCATTCAATAAAACATACTCAAGGCCGCGATCAATATCAACCATAAGAACATAACCCGCTAGATCCATAGCGGCAATACGTTGGCCGTTTTCGCTGTAATTGCGGCCCGTATTAAAACTGATAATTTTATTTTGCATCGTTAACTCTCTTTCATTCGTTAGGTTTTAAATGTACTGCACTTAGAGTATAAGGGTATTAGATTAGTAATGCAATAGGTTGTGTTATATTTTTTTGTTTGTCATTCTGCCAGACCACAAACAAACGTTTGTTATCCAGTCGGAAAAATAACAAACACGATGTAGGCCGCCTTCTCGATCTGGTTCAATTTTGGCCAGATCTTATATATATATATAGATATATATAAACATATAAATATCTACTAATATATTTTATATTGGGGTTTTATATATTTTGGAATATTGAAATAATAACTAACATATATGATTATGTAATTATTATATTATTGTAGTATATAGATATAGATATAGTATTTTATATGGATATATGTATATTTATATATTATAAATATTATATTTTATTATATTATGTATTATATGGTTTTATATATTTTATATTATATTTTAAAAAATTGTTGGATTTTTTTTTGGGTTTGGGCTTGCTTGGGGTGTAGTCACCTACCGCCCTCCCCCCAAAAAAATTTACAGTTTTTCAGATATAGTGTATATTGGTGATGTATAGATTAGGGGGTTATTTGTATGTTAAATGTAGAGAGTAGTATTCCAGTACCAAGAGTAAGGATGCGACGTGAGTATCCGTATAAGGTCATGGAGGTTGGTGACAGTTTCTTTGTGCCAGATGCGAAGATGCAAGTGGTCTGTAACAACAATTACAGGACGGGGAAGTTGTTGGGGAAGAAGTTTATCGCCAGGCGTGAGGGAGATGGGGTGCGGGTATGGAGAACGGAATAAAGATTGAACTCAATGTCGGTGATGCGCTGGATGATTTTCTTGACCAGATCGTAATAACACGCTTAAAACAAGCAATTGATTGTTGTGAGCATAAATCGGATAAGAAGAAATTGGAGTTTGTGTTGGAATACTTTGGGGGTGAGTTATGATCAACGGATATTTGGACTTAGAAGAACAGATTAAGGCCGTTACAGACGATGCTAAGCGTGCGTATATGCAAAGAATTTGGACGATGGATAAGGAGCAGATCTTTCATGAGTTGATGCGGGTGCATGGTGAGAGTGCGCGGTTGCTTAATCAAGCCAATGCGGAGTTGTTACGACTACGGGAATTATTGGAACAAAAGGATGGAGATGCCATACACTAATGAGGAACAAGAGCGTTTGTGGGCAGAACAGCTGCTCAAGTCGCGTTTAGAGTTACAACGCGAGATGCAACGCGCTTTGTTTTGTATGGATGGTGATGAGAAAAGAGCATTGGCAAAAGAATGGAAAGAGAAGTATTCTTTAGAGAAGTTTGAGGAGTTGATACGCTTTGCCAAGAATAAGAAGGCTATGCGTGCAGTCGCGAATTGGAACTTAGAAGATTTTAGACAACATCGAGTGAAAGAATACGCATGACCGCGTTTAATAAAGCCCAGTTTTATAAGTTTTGTTCGGAGTTGAAGATTGAAACCAAAGAACATGGTTTAAAAAAAATGGGTACATTACTGGGTTCACAGACCTATGTGATGGATGAGATTGCCAAAGGTTTACAAGATGATGTACATTTTTTTGTTATTTTGAAAGGGCGTCAGCTTGGCATCACCACTATTTCACTCGCACTCGATCTCTATTGGCACTTTACACACCCAGGCTTACAGGGAACACTTACAACGGACACAGAAGAAAACCGAGATATGTTCCGCTCAACCCTCTCCATGTATATGGATGGCTTACCCAAAGAGTACAGAATACCCCTCATCGCTCATAACAGGAATCAGCTTTCTCTCAAAAACCGATCTCGTTTGTTTTATCAAGTTGCTGGGCTTAGAGCAAAAGGATCTCTTGGTCGTGGCAAGGCGATTACCTATTTGCACGGCACAGAAACCTCCAGCTGGGGAGATGAAGAAGGATTAGCGTCCTTGCTGGCTTCTCTTGCCGAAACCAATCCAGATCGTATGTA